GTGTCCGACTCCAAATGTCGGGTAGCCCAAGTGGTCTTTGTAAATTTCATATACCACACCCTCATCTATTTTTAATTGTTCAAATACTGCTTCTCTATTCATTTCTTTTCCTTTGCGTATGCAAGAATTGTGCATGAGGTTTGACATAACCGTTTGTTATGCTTATCCTTTTTGCATTATATTTATTAACATCTTTGATGCTACTATGATTTAAAAGATTTGTATCTACTGCAGGTATCTGATGTTCTAACCATGCAGGCCAAATCATTAAATCGCCTGTTTTAGGTTGTATCGTTTCTTCTAAATTAACACTCTTTGTTCCTACTGCCCACGCTGTGTACATATCTGACATAGGAGATTTAAATTGTAATGGTGCATGTTCTTCGTCTGCTCTTACATAATAAGTAGCAATTAAATAATATTGTCCATGACTATGCCAACTGTAAGAATCATTTTCATCAAAATAAGAGTACCAAGCATAATTATGCCAAAACTTTCTAAGTTCTTCTCTTAGTATTGTGTCAGGACCTTGTTGAAAATTTGTATCTATAGGATGTAATAGTTCATAAAAATTCATAACATGATCTTTTATATTAGATCTTAACTCTTGCCAACCCTCAACACCTTCCATAGGATCTTGTTTTGTTTGAAACTTATGTTGGCCGTCTTTAGTGTAAATAGAAAGTTTACTTCTTTGTCTATCCCAATCTTGTTTTTCTTCTTGTAATTTTTCTATAGAATTTTGTAAGTTTGGTATAAGGTGTTCGCAAACATTATGAACATGATATAAAGGCAATCCTAAAATTTTTTTCATTTTGCTAACAACCATGGGACAATATATTTTCCTGTCGTGTCCCATTTTCCCATAACAAGTTTACCTGGATTGTCGTGATGATTTTTATGATAGTCTTCTCCTCCCATAAAAATATTACATATCCAATTTAGATTTGTAGGCTCTCCTTTTTTACCACCATGTCCTGCATAGTTTAATATGTTAGTCCATATCCAACTCCATGAGAACAAAAATGCTAACCACACTATAAGCCATTTACTAATAAGACCTAATATAATCCAATTAGCAAGCCATAAATTCCAATAGTTTTTTGTAACCCATTGTGCTTCTTTGTTCCTTGCATATAATCTCATAGCCCCTACACTAGGTTTTACTTCATCATATCTACCAAAGAACATTCTCCAAAAACCTATCTGTTTAGGTCCATGAGGATCGCCTTCTTCGTCTGTATGTTTGTGGTGTTGTAAGTGAGATACAACATAGTGGCCTGGTGGTCCAAATCCTGTCATAACCATAAAATAAAACATCATCTTTTTACCTAGCCATGTAGCTTCAAATTGATTATGTGTTAACCAACGATGATAACCCACATTACCTATTCTTGCTATAAGAGATGCTAAAACAAAAAAGAATACTGCTTGAGGTATTGTTCCGCCTTGTATAAACCACAGAGGTACACCTATTACTGTAATAGAATATAAAGCAATTATTTTGATCAATACTTTATCTGTGTACTTCATATTACTATTTATTAGTCAAAAAGAAGGCTCCATTAAGGAGCCTCCCAAAACTCTAGGTTTTATTTGTCTTCAGCAAGTTGCTTGAAGTAGCTTAATGTATCATCTTCATCATCAGATGTTTCAGTTACAACAGGTGCTGCTTGAGGTGTTACTTCTTCCACAGTTTCTTGCGCTACTGTTTCTGCTGTTGCTACAGGTGTAGTGCTTCCTAACACCATGTTTAGCTTAGCACTTAACTCCTCATAGGACTTGAATTGATCTGGAGCAATCAACGAACCTAAGTCGTGCTGTTTGTTCCAAATATTTTCAATGGCCTCATCACCCTCTGCTATAGGTGAAGGTGCTTCAAATTCACTTTTATCATAATTACGATAACCTTCTACCTGTCGAATTTTAAGTTTAAAGTTAGCTCCTTCCCAGAAATCAAAAGGATTTACTGGAGTCTCATCTTGAAACTCAGGTTTCAATTGATCTTGGATTTTGTCAAAGATCTTTTTGCCAAATTTATAGATAAAAACTTTATTATTATTATCTTTATTAGCAGGATCGTCAACAACCAAAATATTAGCCCAATAGTTTAGGCGTCTTTTTTGTTTACGAGCTGTTTCTTTATCAGCCTCAATACCTGAATTCCAAAGTTGAGTATTCAATTCTGAAACTGGATCTTGCTGGTTAAGAGTTGTGAGAGAATTCTCAATATACCATTTTCCACCAGGGCCTTGAAAGCCATGATTGAAAATTCTAACCCAAGGCACATCGGCATCCGTTGCTCCTTTAGAAAGGGGCAAGAATCTAATAACGGCATAACCGTTACCTGCTGAATCTACTGTGGGTTTCCATTCCCGCTCGTCACCTTTTTTATAGTCTGACTTGGGGCTTGTGAGTTTATCGACTGCTTTTTGTAGTGAGTCAATGTTTGAACTTTTCTTACGAAGTTCTGAAAGTGTATTAAACGACATATTTTTCTCCTTGTATTGCGTTGTATAAGCGTTATATTAACATTGTATTAGAACTATTTCTAGTCCTAGCAATATTATTTATAAGAGTTTCATGTTTTACAGCGAGTCTTTTGGTATTCACGCCTGTTAATTCTACGAAAGGCCTGTACCTTTGTATAATTTTACATGTATCTCCTATTATAAAATCATCAACATAATCATGCAAAACAGGATTTAACATTTCAAGTATTGCTACAGTTTCTGCTTGAATGTGTCCTCCCATGTATAATCTTACATGTGTAGGATGATCATTCTCAGACATTAGATGTTCACGCCAATTTTCTATTGTCTTCAAATCCTCTCCGAATGTATAACTAATTTTGGGCTGTTTACTAACCCATTCATGATATACTTCTATTTCAGGCATACCATAAGGCATACCACATTTCAAATGGCCTGTTACAGCATTAGCAACAGACAAAGCTACAAACTCAGGTTTAGACCATCTATCTGCAACAGCAGTAAACATCTCTTTTAAAAAATGTTTTTTCTCTTTACCATCTTCAAAGTATTTTATGGGCATATATAATCTAGCGCCATATCTATATTTGTCTTTAAAGGCAAATGGCCACTTCTCAATATCATAGTTAGAAAAGAAATGATCTTTAACAGCAAGATGTATTTTCCAAGCCTCGAAGGGCTTCATTCTACTCAAACTTTTTGCCAAGCTCTAACCCTCCCTTTTCATATAATTGCCAAGTTGCCTTATCTTTCTGATAAGATTTATTTGTGTAGTCTACACCACTGAGGTTTGCAAACTCTTTTAATGTTCTTTTATCTCCTATACCATACTTGCCTTTTATTTTGCCTTGTAAGACATGATCTACTTTTTGTTGTGCAATTTTTATTCTTTTGTCTTTTTCTTTCTTCATTTCTTTTGTAGCAGATTCATGATAATTCCAATGCAAATCTCTTTTTAATTCTTGATCATCACTATTGTACCAATGAAATAAAGGTGTATTAGGTACATGTATTAAATCCCAACCATGTGTAAACGCTCTAAGGGCTAATGTAGTTTCCTCGCCTGAAAAATAAATATCAGGATCATATGGTATTTCATTTACAAAATTTCCTTCTGTAAAAATAAGTCCTGCTGATAATCCAAAACCTCTAAAATATTTTTTGCCAGGTATGACATGTGCCATTTGGCCTGAATGATAACTTGCATTGAACGGTTCGTGAATTTGCATTACATGTGTCTGATCTTCTTTTTCATGACTTATTCTAAATATATATTCTTGTTCTGTATTTAGAAAGCCTCCTTGTGGTGTAACAACATCAAAAGCTCTAGGGTAACCAGTTATAATAGGCCTTTTAACATACTCCTTACATACTTCATATTTTTCTAGTAAGTCAGCATCCCAGTCTTTATCAAACATTGTATGAGAATCTATCTGCATAAAAATATCTTCTCCATCAAATAAATCTGTTTGTATTTTACTTCTTGCCCAACAAGCTCCTTTAGCGTCTTTAGGATCACAAGTTTTATATCTTATTTCTGGGCCATATTTACCCCATTCTCTTTCAACATCTAAATGATCTAACGATTGATCAAAGATACCTAATACTAAATCCTTCTTATAATTAGAGTTCTTTATTATAGATTCTATTGTATAAGGAAGTATAGGATCTTGAAACGATGCTATAGATACAAATATTTTCACAATGGCAATTTACTCTTTCTTTTTTCTTTCAATAAATTTAAGTCTAACGCTTCTTCTTTTATTTTTGCTTTTAAAGACGAAGTTAAAAATTTAGAAACACTTTCTATTTCTATTTCCTTTTTTATACAATAATCACAAACAATGTCCATGCAAGGTGATTTTGTATTGAATGCCATCTTTTCAATAAACTGAGAAAACTCTGTTGAAGTATGAAACTCTTTTGTTACTAAAAATATGTCTGATACTTTTT